AGCGTACAAGGTTGGTGGTTAATGGAGGTATAATAAATGCCAAGTTACAACCGTCTAAAAGCACAGAAAGCCAGTCCTATAGGTACAATTATGCCATGGACTGGTAGTACAAGTCAATCAGCATTGTCTGCTGATGCCATACCAAAAGGTTGGATAGTAGCAAATGGTGCACAGTTGAAAGCAAAAGATTACCCAATACTCGCACAGATACTAGGTAATTTGTACGGTCCTAATGTAGAACCAGGTCAACCATTTGTAGGCATAAGTAATTCGTATCCACTTTATGATGACGATGATGTATTTAATTTACCATCATTAAATCAACAGGCATTGATAGATTTGGAAGGAGGATTACTAAGTCCTCTTGAACAATCTATAGTAGGACAATATGTATCCTTAAATGGATTTGAAGGAGACCAACCTCTTACTAATGTATTGTCTTATATTGACATAAACTTTAGTGTAGCAGTAGAGGGAGAGTTAGCAGGAAAGATAAAAGGATTATCTTTTGAGGAACCAGCTTTCTTTGATACTATCAGAACCATACCTAGAAAATTAGGTGTTGAACACACTGCAGCACATACACATCCAAGACCACCAGGTAGTTTTTACCCATCAGTAGAACTTGGTGGTTCTTTTTTAGGTTTATTTGAAGCTGGAATATTTGATAAGCAGGATAATGAATACCTTTCTGGTGCTGCGATTGGATTTACCCCAGATGAATCTTCAGCAGATAGATTTAAAACTGGTCAAATTAGTTGGACAGCATACGATCCTCAAGTGGAATCCCTTCCAAGCATGAATACTCATCGTCATTATGGTGATGCTGCTGATAAAATACCAAACATACCAACAACTCCTAGGACAGTTTCTGAATATGCTTTCACTGGTGAAGGTGGAGGATACCTAGATGACAACTCATGCATCAAGGCAGTTCAACAAGATGCTGTTACATCACCATTCCCACCACCTGGCACATACTTAGGAGGAAGAAACTTTTATTCATCAGATCAAGTTCCAGAATCAAGAAGAGGTTCTGGTGCTGCAGTTCCTCCTACAGATGCTGCAGATTATTATTTTACAACTCCAGAACAAGTAGGAAGGGATTTTCCATATCCTACTACATTAAGTCATAATGGTGATGCATTCACTTCTAACTCAATGGGATCTCATCAACATTTCACCATTGACGTTGCAATGACTAAGGGACAAATGAATTTACCTAACACTTTACTCATAAATAATATGACTACTGGTAACATACAACCAATAGACGTAGATAGAGGATTGAGTGTTCAGATAAATCCTAACACACCATCATTAGTCACTTTGTACATTATCCGAGCATACTAATGCCAGTATTATACTCAAAAGAAAAAGGAAAACTTGGTACATTGACAGGATCAATTATTAATTGGTCTAGACAGTTGGCATCCTCAGATCCAGAGGATCCAATTATCTATCAAACACTTCCTGCTGGTTATTTGAGATGTGATGGTACAGTGTATCAAGCAGAAGTATTCCCAGAACTTGCAACTGTATTGGGTACAGGTATAAATTGTAGGTACAAAAAACCAGACACAACATTACTTGATAATCAATTTCAAGTACCAGATCTTGGTGCAAAAAGCACTAGAACTTCTAGTTCATCAAACCTTGGAGACTATCAGGATACTTATCTGTTCAACGATGCTAATCAAGAAATAACTAAAGCTGGTGTAGGATTAGAAGTTAATAGTAATATTGGTACAACATTTGAAATTCAATATCAAGGTAATTTCTTTCTACCATCACAAACAATTGATATTACAGGACAACCTGGTTTTACTAAGTCTAGTGGTAACTATACAGAGGAGACTGATGTATTAGCAACAGCATTTCAACCACATGCTCACTTCCATGATGGTAAAAGATCTAGAACAAAAGCACCATCAGGGAATGAATTTTCATTATTTGGTAGAAACTCATATACTTCTAAATCTACTTTGTGTATTATACCGTGGGCAAATAAAACAGAACAACCATTATGTCAAGCAAGGGCAACTGTTCCAGTAGCAGCTGGTATTGTTCCTAACTATCAAGCTAATTGTGCTTTTGGTGGTACACAAACGAGATTATATTATGGTGGTTGTTGGTCAGGTTGTACATTTACAGAACAGAGTCAATGTTTGATACCTGGTAGAGTTATGCAGAGATATGGTGGAGATGGTTTTGTTGGTTCATCTGGTGGTTTTAACATTCCTGATTACTTAATGAATACCGTAGACGCTAGTGGTGGTAATCCAGCAGATTACGAACCAGGTGGGTCTATTGGACAGGGTAATCCTGGCGACTGGACAGGAAGATACTTGCAATTTGGTTGTGGTAGTGCTACTGACATCGCAGGAAATCCAATGGGTGCTGCGGGAAGTCAACCAGGATTTCCAGTTTGGGGTGGTAGTTCAACTCCAACCACTGCTGCTGCTGTTGGTAGTTGTGGATCTATAACTTACACAGGAACACTACAATGTAGAGTTGATAACCAATGTTTCATTGGTGGTGTTGGTTGTAATAAACCAGGTAATTCAGATTACAGACAGTTAGCTCCTAATTATACAGCAGATGCTGGAATAACAGAAGCAGAGCAAGTTCCCTTTGACTCTCAACCAAACAATGTAGTTTATGGTGCATTGAATAATGTTGTAGTTGACATTGAAGAGTTTGGAAATGAGTGTACACACAAACATTTAGTTCCTTTTAATCAAGATCCACATACATTTCAAGTATTAACAAAACCAGCATTTATTCCTGCTGGAACTATAACATCAACCGTAGAAATTACTGTGAATGAAGAAAACAAAGCAGATGGTTACATTCAACCATACCTAGTACAAGAATTTCTAATTAAGTATTAAAATGGCATCATACAGGAGTCCATACGCAAACTATATGTCTGACAAGAGTGGTAATCACTCTCCTGTCGGATCAATTCTTCCTGTTTTTGTTGATGTTAATATGGCATCAGAGGATCCTGAGTATTCATATCCACAGCATTTATATTGTGATGGTAAAGAACTATTAATTCGTGACTATCCAGAATTGTATTCCATTGTAGGAACTCAATATGGTGGATCAACATCTTCTACAATAACACAGGCAGCACAATCAGGTGGTTTAAGGAGATCATTCGTCTATAATAATAAAATATTTTTCCAATTTTATTATGATCCTACAAACAATAAGACAAATGTAAAAAGACCATACCCACACGACTCTTTGTTTAGATTTACAAATGCTACTGGAAGTTTAGGAGCATTTCCAACTGGTGAAGCATTTGCACAGAATACATTTTACAGACTCAGAGTTCCAGAACAAGCATATCAGGAATATCTTGCTGGTGATGATGATGGTATAGACCTGACAGAACTTAATTGGATAAATGCACAGGCAGTAACAAATGAATTTGCTTATTATGTTCTTCTTCCTGATACTGTAGACATGTCATTATATAATCCATCGGATTATACAAAAACTTTTGCATCACCTGGCAACGCTACACATCCTAATATTATTGTACAGAAATCATTCAATTTAAGAGATTGGCCATATAATATTGGAACATTTAATCTACCAGATTACAGACAAAGAAAGATACTTGGATTTGGTAATGTCAATGGAGCAGGAACAGCAACACCAGAGAATGCAGTCAACAACTTTGTTGGACAGACTGGTGGACAGTGGTATATTCCTAAGAACGTATTGATTGATAGTGGAGCATTTTTTGTTCTTGGTGATGTGAAAACTACAGGATATAATACAATTGCTGCCGATATTTCTGCATATGCTATTGGTAGTGTTAAGTATCAAATAGGACCTATGGATGATTATATATTTCCATTTCCTCCTGCACACCTCCACAGAATGTTAACTGTTGAAGTTGACCAAACAAAATCAGCAGAATTAGGACCTACAGAGGTTGATAAGTTTGCTGTTGGTTACATTAATAGTAGAGCAAATGTTAATTTGTTTGAACCACAAGGTGCTGGTGGACAAGCATTAGGTCACTCACATGGTTTAATCGGTGAACAGTTACAAAACTCACTTGCTGCAACATATGGTAATACTGCTGGAATAGGTGAAAGAGTTTCATCAGATGGTTCTGATCCTAACTATACACAGTATTTGGTGTCAGAAGCTGCATCAGTTGTCGTAACTTCTATAACATATGACTCTAATACTAATTACATTACTATTAACACAGATGGTTCTCATGGATTATCAATTGGAGATATAGTAACAGTAGACGGTGCACTTCCATCATCATATAGTGGTAATTTTACTGTTATAGCAGATGGTTTTAATAATGATGTACTCAATGTATTTCCAAGAGATGGTGAAACTCCTACATCATCCCCTGCTACAGGTACTGCCATATCAATTAAACTCGCAAATGGTTATTTTGTTAATCAAGAAATACCTACCCCACCAAACATGTATGTGATTGATAATAATACGGTGGTTGGTGGTAAACAAGTAGAATTTGAAATACCAGGTAACGCCATTATATTACAAAGCAATAATTATACAACACCACAGGCAGTTACTGTAAATCCACCAGATGCTAGTTTAGGTGAAGTTGTTGCTATAGAAATTGTTTTAGTTGCTGGTGGTGGTGGCGGTGCTGATCAAGATACTGATGGACAAGATGGAACTGACTCTTCAGTTACTATATCTGTTGATGGAGTATTAAAAACTATCTACGTTAGAGGTGGAGACGGTGGACAAGCAGGAAACGCTGGTGGTGCTGGTGGTGCTGGTGGAGTGTTAGATGTACCAGCAGAGTTATTAAATGATTCTAGATTCCAATTCACGAATGTTGTTGGTGATGATGGTGATGATGGTGGTATGACTGGTAACGGTCAAAATGACGTTGATGGTGGTGGTATGGGAGCTCTCGTTCCAGAGGGATCTCCAACTGTTGGTGGTGTTGGAACATCTATTGCAAAACAACAAGTAAATAATGGAATTTCAGATACTACATACTCATCCAATGGTAGTTGGAGTATCCCTGCAGCAGCAGAGGACGAAATATCAAGAGAAATATACTTAGAAATATCTGGTGGTGGTGGAGGTGCTGGTAATGCTAACGCAGGATCCAACTGTTCATCTACATTTCCTAATTGGCCGACTGCAATCTCAGGTAAGACTGGTGCTTCTGGAGGATATGGTGGTAGAGGTGAGAGAATAACTGGAACAGTTAGTTATAATGCTGGAACTTTATCGTGGGAAATAGGACAAGGTGGTAATTCTGGTTTTAACGAAAGACAAGGAAACACTCAAGGAGGAACACCTGGTAGCAACCCATTTACAGGAGTTCCATGGAATAATTGGCCAGGTGGTATTGGTAATGGATATGAACCAGGAGGTAATACTTTAGGTGCTTCGGGTGCTGGTGGAACTTTGGGTGGTATAGGAGCACGAGGAGCATGGGGTAATGGTGGTACTGCTGGATCAGGTGGTGGTGTAACTGGTTTATTCTACAACGGAACCACAATCGCTGGAGCTGGCGGTGGTGGCGGTGGCGGTGGATCAGGTGGTGGTTTTAACGGTAGTGGAACCACTGATGCTTGTTATGAAGGATTTCCTGGTGATAATGAATTCCCCATGGCACCTAAACAAGGACTTATTGTTGCTCAATCTGCATTAGACTTTGCTAATGGTACTAATGGTAATGAGGGTACTTGCGTTGCTGGTGGCGGTGGCGGTGGTGGAGCTGGTTGTGGTGTTATAACTCAACCTGATAATGGTGGAGATGGTGGACAAGCGGGTATCGGACACAATGGTAATGGTGGTGGTACTGGTGGACAACCTGGCGTATCTGCAATTAGATCAGATCTTTGGGGTGGTAATAATTACAATCTAGATCAACAAGGTTCATTACCAACTTTGCCTGGTTATGTAAGAATAAGATTCTCAAATGTTGTGGAATATTATGATCCTGTTGGTGGAGGTGGTGGACAAGGTGCACAGGCTACAATAGTAATTAACAGTATCAACGCACCAGTTTACTTAAATTTAGGAGCAGCAGGACAAGGTGGTGGTAATGGTGGTAATGGTGGTAATGGATTTGCTTCAGTAATATATCAAGGACAAGAAGAGGGAGATGTAATAGAAGGTGATCTTACCACTCCAGCAGGAAGATATTATGACTGTGATCAGCAAGGAAATCCAGTAGGATCATCTAAACAAGGAGATGTGTGGATATCATCAACTGATCCTAACATCAAACCTAGAGACTTTGGTAATGGAACTGGAAACATAACAGGATTTATTGGTGGTTCTAATATTCCAACTAATAGTGGTAATCTGATCAATAGATATATTCCATTTACTGGTTTTGCTACTGATGCGGGAGGACTAAGACAATTAGAAATGGGACTTCTTAACCTAACTAATGCTAATTCAATTAGATTTACTGTAATCAGGGGTAGTAATCAAAATGGTGGAGAAAATCCAGATCAAGCATTAAATGTATTCTACAAAAAACAAGGATCTAACAACGCAACACTATTCAGTCAAATATTGTTAGCAACAAATAATAATCCATTGTGGCAAGAAATTACACTACCAATACCAGAAACTGATCAAATACGAGACACAGATATAACTTTGATATTTGAACAAAATAGAGTAGGTGAATATCAAACTACACCTAGCACTGATGATAACTATGGATTAGGTGCTGTAACATTTTTCTTTGATTCACAAACGGTAAGTACATTCATATCTACTGGTGGAGCAACATTGCAGGGTAACTTAAATGCAGCAGGGCAAGAGGTAAATGCTGACACTGGTATTGATCAAGTTAGAAGAGAAGTATCAGCATTAGATGCATCATTACAGATTAATGATGGGCAGTTTACAATGTCATCATCTACACCTATTACTACCACCGCACTTGTTACTGCAGAAAATGACATACCTTTGATAACTAAATACCATAGGGTAAAGTATTTAATTAAGGCACTATAAATGACGACCATAGCATCACCATCACAGACAGCTTTATATTTGAATGCCTTTGACAAGAGTATTCAAGTTGATGGTATCATGAAAACTATTGATGATGATTTTTGGACAACAAATATTGTTCCAATATTATATCCTTTATGGGACTCTGATAAGGATAAGTTGGAAGTCTTCACCAAATATAAGGATGGTACTGCGAAGATGAACAAGACAAAGTACCAACGTAATCAAAAGACTGGTCAGTATAAATGGGTATCATATCAATTTGATTTATCACCATTCATGCCAGATGATGTAGATGATCTGTATGAAAAAATACTTGCTAAGTTTACAGAATACAGACAAGGACAAGAGAATGATCTAGACAGATTATTACAAGCATCATATTCTAAATCTACCATTGTAAACTGGTCAAAGGTAGTATTAATAAGAAACTTTTTACTCATGGATAGTGATTGGACACAATTAGGTGATGCACAATTAACTACACAACAGAAAGCAGATTGGGTAACATATAGACAGAAACTAAGAGATATACCACAAGAACAGAATGAATCTTCTGCTGCGACTGTAGTGTTCCCAGTTACACCTAAAAAACATGCTGAAATGAATGATGGTAAGGATTATCTATCTGATACTGTAAATCATTTCTACTTACTAAATCAAACTGTATACAGTAAGTTCTCTGATAGACTTGTTAATTATCTCACACTTGCAATAGGAACCACATCAATAGATAATATGGGAGTTACTAGACTGGTATATCCAAACGTGAAAGCTCAAGCAACTACAGGTGATCATACACTTGATAACATACTCAAAATGATTGAAGATGGAGAGACATAATGCCACTTATAACATTAAATCCTAAGACAACTGAAATGTTAATTGCTGATTATGCAAAGATAAGCAATAAGTTTCTATTGGTAATTGATAACAGTAAATATCATACACTTTCAGCAGATAAGAAAGCAACTGTATTAGCATATTATGACGACATCATACCAGAGGCAGAGATTGATAGAATATTTGAACTAGAACACATATATTATTATTTTGATACAGAAATACAAGCAACTGATGCAGGATTTGATTGGTTCCCACAACCACAGAATGTACCAGACGCAGATCATTACATAAAAGCATACGTCATAAGACCTAACGGTACAATACCATACGAGAACGCAGATCCAACACCGCCAGGTTGACAATCAAACAATATATGATAGAATAACAGCAGTTGAATAATAACATGCTGGAATTTTGTTATGAGCTTCCTTATGAAGACATGGAT